GTGCTGCCGCAGTCGCTGCAGCACTTCCCGTCCGGCGGAGCCGGGTCGGGCGGCACATCGGGCGACGTGACCATCGTGGCGCGTGCCGCGGCGATCGACGCGGCTGCCCGTGCCGACTCGCGGCCGATGTCGGCCGGGTCTGCGGAGAGCCACGTGAGGAACCAGACGATCCAGCGCCACATGTGTCACCACCCTCGTCCGTGATCGACCGCCACGTAGCCGTCGGAGCCAATGTGCGAGCGGATTTCGGCGTGCTGTGCCGGCGGCTCCTCGACAAACACGGCCACCCACAAGAGCGACTTGGCGGCCCGAGCGATCCACCGCAGCACTGGGCGGTCCTCGAGCGGCTTGGGCTCGTGGGACGCACCGGAGCCGGCGTACCAGCCCACCGCCACGGCGATCACGACCATGGCCACGAGTCTGTTTCGGTCTGTCATTTTTCTTCCTGCGGTGGAGGCTGGAACCAGTCGCCGTTGTCGATCTGTCGGTATGCGAAGCCGTCGACGCTGCCGATCGCGTAGGAGTCACCCTGTGCCAGAATTCGCTGGATGGCCGACTTCTCCGCCCAGAACGTGCCGTCTGGCTGGTCCGGCGGAAACTTTCCACCGCCCACGTACGCGCCCCACGAGTTGCAGATGAGAGCACCCGTGCGATTGCCGAACCGCACGCCGATCACGCACATCTGGTGCATCCACGTGCCGGACGCTGCACAGAAGCCGTCGGCGTCGCGGTTGCCGCTGTTGAAACCAACGGACGACGCGATCGTGACCGGGTAGCCCGAGGTCACCGCTGCTACCAGCTCGTCCCATGTCTTGACCGCCACGACGTGCCGGCACGGATGCCGCTTGGCACGCGCGTCGAGCTTGCCGTCGTCGCCCTGGCCGCCGCAGCCGTACGCGCCCCACGACTTGGCGCGGTTCTTGTCGTACGTCCGCAGGTCGTGCCCCAGCACGTCCTCGCGGTACACCACGCCCCAGTCCCGGAGCCAGCGTGCGGCGCCCCAGCCGGTGGCACCGTCGCTCCACCCGCCAACCGGCGACCGCCCGGAGCCGTCGCGCCCGCGAGCCTCGACCCGGGCACCGCCGTAGATCGCCTCGCTGGCCGGCATCTTCGGCGGCTCGGCCAGCTTGCCCGTCGCCCAGTCCACGGCCTCGGCGCAGAAGACCGCGTGCATCGCGCCCCACGACACGCAGTCGCCGATGCCCTGGCGGCCGACGACAAACGGCGTGCCGTACCGGGCGCGGTGCGCTCGGTCCATCTGCCTGTAGAGAAACGTGTCGATTGGCACGGCCTGACGCATGGCGTCGGCGCCGGCCTGGGCGAAGTAGGGCTCGGGCAGCTCCTCGAGGAACCGGGCGACTCCCTCGGGGTCTGGCACGTATCCGGTCAGGATCGCCGGCTGCCGCACCTCGCCGGCTGCCCACCAGAAGGAGAGCACAAGCCAGACGACCAGTGCCGCAGCCGCCACGAGGCGCCACGGATGCTTGGGTGCGCTCACCTAGCGGCCTCCGCGGCCCGGGCGACCTCACGGTAGGCGGCGACCCACTTGGCCTTCTGCTCGGGCGTGAGCGGGCCTCCTGCGGTGCCTGCGACGGTGTTGAGGTAGTCCTCGATCGCCTGACGCGCGAGCGGGTGCTTGGCACCCAGCGACTCGCCACGGCACAGGAGGACGCGGCTGCGGACCCGCAGCTCGTCGAACGCCACGCCGGTGCGGATGAGCGGCTCGGGCTGGCTCGCGTCCCACTCGATCTCGTTGGCCAGCTCGGTGCACAGGGCTGCGACGAGCGCCGCGTCCCGGGCAGCGTCCGGCCCGACGAACTTGCCGCGCAGCGTGAACGCTGCCGGGTCCGGGGCAGGGGCCGGCGCCGGCGTGGCCGGCGAGTTGGCGACGTACGACCACGCGGCCGCCGCGACGAGCGCGGCTGCGGCCAGGTGGCGGCTGTCGAGCTGCGGCCACCGCCACTCGTGGTGGTGAGCCTGAATCCACGGCCAGGCGAGCGCCACGGCGGCGATTGCGACCAGGATAAGCGGCATCATTCGGCGGCCCTCGTGAGCGGCAGGACGATCTCGATGGCACCGCTGGCGATCGCCAGTACGAGCGCCCGGATGGCGGGTCGGGCAAGGATCCAGACCGGCCAGACGACGACCGGCACGGCCTTGTCCGCGAGCGTGTCGAAGAGCGCGGCCACGGCCTCGAGCACGAGCGCCTTTTTCTCGGCACCGCTCATGCCGAGCACGGCGTCGAGCGTCTCGACGGACAGCCGCAGGAGCGCCACGAGAAGCTCGCCAAACTCGGCCCATGTAATGCCGCCGGCGGCCTTGGCCTTGGCGACCTCGAGGAACGCGGCGACCTGCGCCATCAGCGTGGCCTCGCCGCCGGCCGCCATCACCGGTGCGTCGCTGATCATGCTTTGACTCCGGCCAGGACGATCTCGTACGTGGCGGACGCCGATCCGCCTTCGATGACGATGTTGCCGGCGTCAAACCACTTGTTGGTCGGAGCAGTGCCGGCGGTCCACAAAAAGACCGCACCGGGCGGCAGCCCGTAGTTAGCGCCGGCGATGTCGTAGGTCAGCGTGACCGTCGCCGACTGGTTGCGGACGTAGATCAGCTTGACGCTCGCCAGATTGAGCGTGCCGGCCGTGCCGAAGACCGACAGCGGCAGCGCCGTCGTGTTGATCGTGTCGGTGGCCGAGATGCCGACGGTGCGCACGTCCCGCCAGTAGCCGTTGACCTGGCCGGCGCCGGTGCCGTTGGCGAGCGACAGCGTCTGCAGCACAGACGCGGAGTCGGTGACGGTCGTCAGCGTCAGGTCGTCGACCCATGACGCCGCGAGCCGCAACTGCCCGGTGATCGTGAGCGTAGGCATCAGGTGGGTGCCACGGAGGTGCCGACCAAATACAGCGAGTAGCTCACCGCCGCGGCGTTGGGGTTGGCGATGTACATGAGCTGGTTGGTCGACGTGACCGGCCAGGCGTTGATGTGATTGATTGAAAACCACTCGGAGCCCGGCCCGATCTCCGACGCGTAGGCGACGCTGGGACGGCCCGGATCGCAGCCGACGCGGATTTTGCGGCCGCTCGTCGTCTCGGTGTTGACCACGCGCACCAGCCGCAGCTGGCGGAAGTCGTAGTTCACGGTGACGCCGAGCGTGGTCTGCGTGATCGCCCGCAGGTCGATCTCTTCGAGCGTGTTGGCGGCGATCGTGCGGTTCGCGGCGTAGACCAGGTCCGCCTGCCGGCTGCCGCTGCCGTCGGTGATCGCGTAGGTGTTCTGGTCCGTCTTTGCGGACACGGTCGTGCCGATGTCCTGGTCGACCGTGCGGTCCCAGATCATCACGGTACGCATCGTCGCCGTCAGTGTGTCAGCCATCGAAAAGCCCCATCTCGATGGCCTGACGGGCGACTGACGGCTTGACGCCCAGACGGAACGCGGCCAGGGCGATGTCCTCGGGCGACAGCCTGGCTGGCTTCTTCGACGTGAGCTTGCCCCACGTCTGCTGCGTCGGCGTGTAGACCGCGGCCAGCGACAGAGCGTCGGATGGCGACGGGATCGCCTCGCGCTGGCCGCTGCGGTGCCGGTAGTGGGCGATCACGCTGCCGTCCTCCATGCCGTCACGGTACGGCAGGACGGCGGTCGGTCGGCAGGGGTTATGGACGCTCGGACTCGCGGTACAGCACCAGGGCGATGATGCTGTAGGCGGCCATGTCCAGAAGCGTGTCAGGGATGCCGTCGAACTCGACCTTCCCACGGCGAAAGTAGGCCCGCAGGCGGTGCATCTTGTCCGCCAGCCTGATCACGCAGCCCGCCCACGCCGGCACGTTCACGTAGTCGGCACTCGATCGGATGTTCGACAACGCATCCTCGTCCACGCCGTAGTCGAGTGTCTTGCGCAGGTGCAGCTCACGCAGCTCGTCGAGCACGGCGAGGAACTCGGCCGATCCCGGCCGCAGCGACGCCTCCCTGGCGTCCTCGACCGTCTGCTTCCAGCCGGCGGCCGCCGCACGCAGCTCGGCCTCGCCACGCAGGATGTAGTCGACCGGGATCGTGCGGCCGCCGTCGCAGCACGGCGCCGGGTCCGACAGCACGCTCGCCGCCGCAGCTTGCGCCGGCGGACAGCCCGCCAGCGACGCAGCCATGCCCTCGTGTCGTGCCGTCACAGCCGCCCGCAGGGCAGCGTTGCTCTCGTCCAGTGTCACCGTCGTCCTCCTGGTGGTGGTCCCGATACGTGCATGCTCGACAGCCCGCCGCCGCGCTCGTACACGAACAGCTCCATCGCCTGCCTGTTGCCCACGAAGCCCTGCTGT